CAGGTTCCGGGAACTATACCGACTGGCGCAGACCCCACCCCCGATGTTGCCGCAGATGTAATAGATTGCATAGGCAAAGCCCACGGTAAATCTGAGGTTGGCAATGCTGCAGTATCGTTTGTATGATAACCGAAAACTCTTACTCGGCATCTACCTAATTTTTCGGGATCGTCTCTATCCTCAACAACTCCCGTCCACCAAACAAGTTCATTACTTCCAAATATCATTGTGTAACCTCGGTATACATTGCTCTGGAAAAAGAATCTTTGATAACATCCATAGTAATATAATGCGTCTTTGGGTTTATTTTATGGGATAAATTTGTTATTAAATAATGACCAGTATATGCAGTATCTTGCTTAGAAGTTGTTTTATCTTGAGATGTTAGTGCACCTGGTTCTCCCTTAGGAAATATTATTTTTACAGTACTACCTACCTCTACATCAGTTCTTCCAGGAATAACAACTTCCATTTTAAAATTACTCAATTCGAGTAAATTAGATCTTCGGTTACCAAAAACAGATTTTGGTATTTGATCAAAGTTATTATCTATCTTAGTAAATAATTTGGGAGTACTGTAATTAATTCTTCCATATACAAATGGATTTCTTAATATTTTTTTATCGAACATGGGATAAGAGTCACTACTGTTTAAATGTGCATATTTGTCAAATTCTGTAGGATGATCATATGTTTTTATCTCGTATGTTTTATTATATAAATCCACATCCAACAAAGCGCTTGCAAGGTATCCTAATCTAGTATTATCTAATTGATTAACTGCTGTTTCTACAGATAAAGATTTTATAGCATACATTGCTTGTGATTTTTCATCTACAGTTAAAGTCTTTATAAATGTTTCAGAATAAACATATTCACCTATTGAGGATGCCCCTAAGTTAGATAATATTTTATCCATACTACCAAAATAAAATCCTTTGGTAGTTTCCCAGAATAAGAAATTCGCAGCTTTACCTGCCGGGGGTAAACATTTGCCTGCTAACCAATTAATACATTGTATCGGAGACCAACCTGGACTAATAAATTTTAATATATTTTTTGGGTATTCTAAAAAAGATAAAGGAGTCTTTATTTTAGATTCAGTAGTTATATTTCTATTGGCTTGCATATAATCTATAAAAATATCATTTATTATCTTCGATGGTGATCCTTCAAAAGATTTATAGATTGGGTTAAGTATATCATTGAATCCTTCTGATGACATAATTCCTAATTCGTATAGCACAATGCTTCCATCTTTAACATAATTTTTATTTTCCAAGGAAAATATTCTAAATGTTTTATATATGCTATAGGTGTCGGTCAATCCTGGAGTTTTTACGTTTATGAAAAGATACTCATCTCCAACTAATGGAAATAATGAAGTTAAATTTCTACTGTCGGATAACATTATTGACCCCGTGACAACTGGGCTAAAAATGCTTTCGTACAAATTAATTTCCACAAAATAATCTAATAAACTTATAGAAAGACCTTTATTAAATGAAACTAAAGTAATCTCATTTAATTCTATTTGTCCCGGGGCTTGTAGTATTTCTTGAGTCATTATTGATTTATCAATGAATTATATTCTATAAGAACTCGTTGAACAATTTCTGCTCTTAATATTTTAATTAATCTATAGCTTTCATTTTTTAATTCTTCTACCTCATAATTACTTTGAAAGTCTGTACCAACCGCAGATTCCCTATATGCAATTGCAGTATTAATCCCTAAATCATTTGGAGTTTCTATGAGTAATCTTTTTGGATTTTTGTGTGTAGAATCTTCTAATAAGATAAAGAATGTTTCAACCTGATAACCTTTTGTATTTACTGCTCGGTTAACAGTAAAGATATCTCGCTCAGATCCATATTTTGCCTGTGTTTGTTTTATCAGATTATCTTGACTAAGTGGCCATTCGAATCTGGGATCTACAATATTATTTGTTAGTAATATTAACCAATGTAAATCTTGTATGCCATAAAATCTAAAAGATAATTGTTCGGGTGTTTCACTACCTAATACTTCATATGTTTCAAAGTATGAATTATTTTCTTGAAATTCCTTAGATAGTATGGCTCTTTTAAATATATCCTTTACAACTTGTTCTGTTTCGCTATCATCGAGGGTATAGGCAATTCTTGGAAAATTCTCAAAGAAATTAGTAGCCATAATCTTTTATTCCCTTTGAAGTCATTTGTTCCAATTCTTGGAATTTTAGCGACATACCTATTTCGGCAGGCGCACCATTGTTACCTATTGTAACAAATTGATCACCACCATAATCCACAACCATATCCACTAAAGCACATCTGGCAAACTTATGTAAATATTTATTTTCTTCATTTTTGTAATAGTATTTAATATCAAATTCAGACGGATATATGTAAAACAACTTATTTTGTGTTATTTCTGGATGCATATGTTTTTTAAATGTTTTTATAATCTGTTGTATTTTATCAGTTTCAATTTCAGTTTTTGGCAAAAATCTATAACTGAACTGAAATGTTCTATAATCCACTGATTCAAATAATGTTTCTCTAAAAGGATTCGATTTTTGTCTTCCATTTAATTCTATAATATCTGTTAAAGTCCCGCCTGCCGATTTTAATTGTGGTACTGCTGCCAATGCAAGAAGCCCTCTTGATTGAAATTCTGGATTATTTTTAAGTGATTCGACTACCCCAGACTGTGTAGCCGATCCTTGAACAAGTATTCCTGCTAATAATCCTATGTCTCGATTAGTATAATTTACACCATATGAAACTACAGGTTTTTCCGACATGTGTAATGTTATAATATCCTTTAATCTAGATGTCCTGCCGGATTCGAATAAGGAATACTTCTGATCTTTTAACATATCCTTCAACCCGGATATTTTGTATTCCTTGTCTCCAATAGTAACCCCAACACCACCTACAAGCACGCCGGCAGTTACTCCTGAGGCAATCAATGCAGGTGCATCTTTTATCTTTATTCCCATTAATGCTCCGCCCAATCCTATTGCAATTGCAGCGCCGGCGCCAGCATTGTCATAAAGAAATTTGCCTGCTTTTCCCACATCGTTTTGATTAAATTTAGCCCCAAGATTATTTTGTATATCTGCTTTCTGTTGTTCTGCATCACTGACAAAATAATCTACATTTTCGGGATTTCCCCTTCCGCCTGTAGCTTTATCTCTTGTATTAATATAAAAGGCAACATAATTCTGTAAATCGGGTTCTATGCGTAATCCTGAAGGATATTCAAATGCTCCTATTTTATAGTCGGAACCGTTCTGAGTTTTCCATATTTGATTAGCTGCTATTTGTTCTGGGGTTTCTACCATATATTTCTTTATAAATATTGTTGGATCATTATTATTTATATTAAATGTTATACACCAAAACCTATAAGGGCAAGTTTAGAACCAAGAATCCTTCGAAATATAAGGGTGACGTGAATAATATTGTATATCGTTCCTTATGGGAATTACGCTTTATGAAGTGGTGCGATTCCAACACTTCCGTACAAGAATGGGGCTCTGAGACAGTAATTGTGCCATACATCTCTCCGCTGGATAAAAAGGTACACAGATACTTTGTAGACTTTTATATTAAAGTGATGGATAAAAATGGCGGATTACAGAAATATCTAATAGAAATAAAACCCGAAAGATTTACTAAACCTCCAACAATACCGCAGAGAAAGACAAAAGCATTTATAGATGAAGTCTTTCAGTATGGGGTAAATGAAGCTAAATGGAAAGCAGCATTTGAATTTTGTCAGGATAGAAATATGAAATTTATGGTATTAACCGAAAAAGATTTAGGACTAATGAATGGCTGATAATATATTTCAAACTGTTAGTATGAAGGTAGGGGATGCTCAGAAATCATACTATTGGTATAGAGAACAAGTTAAGAATCTTGGTTCTAACTTATCCGGAACACAATTACTAAGAAATGAAAAATTAACTTCAAGCATACGTCCCGGTGAGATGTATTTATTTATGTATGATCCAAAACTTAAAAAGACTTTACCCTATTATGATGCTGTTCCGTTAGTATTACCTTTTAGAGTTATGACAGATGGGTTCCTTGGTATAAACCTCCACTATTTGCCATATCTTGCTAGATTTAAATTATTAGGTGAGTTGAATAAATTAACACTTGATAAAAGAATAAACGAAAATACCAGAATACAAATATCCTGGCAGATATTAAATAGTTCGTCTAAGTATTTAGCAGCAACCGCGTGTGTTAAACACTACTTAAATTCCCATTTAAGATCAAGATTTTTAAAAATAAATTATACAGATTGGATTACTGCATCTATGTT